CGCACTTCTGGATCAGATACAACATTGGCATGAGGGAATAGTTCCCTCATAATACCAACTTTTTCATTATGTTCTATGGGATTTTTATCGTTATCGTGGGTTCTGGTAGGATAGATGAAGTGGTCTGCACCGATATTTTCAGCATGTTGAACTACGCCGTTTACTAATGCTGCATGTCCATGATGTATACCTTGGAATCTGCCACTGCCTATTACGGCAGTTTTACCACTGCCAGCTGCGGCAGGTTTCTTTTTCTTTATCATTACTTCCCTCTATAGGAATGTTAATCTATAGAGGTATTTAGTAAACTTTAACTTTCGTAGATTTTACGATTCGCGGTCGATTTAGCTACTGAAATAATACCTTCGGCCAGTGCTTTCTTAGGCATATACTTAGTCACTTTGCCATCTTTTACTAGGTATCCAATAGCTTCAACTTCAGGATACATAGCCGCTACCTTGTATAGCATGTCCAGATTCTTCTCATGGTCATCCCACATACGAATACGATCCCACTTACCTGTGGCCAGATACTTCTTTATGATAACACCCTTATTGATGTGTGCTGGTGAACTTGGCTTGAGTTTGGCCAAGTTGCCAGAGCGTTCAACATAGACATGATCAATAGGGAATCCATAATCACGAAACGCTTCTAAAAACTCTTTGTGATCATCGAAATCTGCTCGGGCAGTAATAATGATAGAATGTGAGTTTTCGGATTGATTCCATACAATACTTTTAGCTCTATCCAGAACATTACTGATAGGCTTGAATGTATCACGAAAGATTTTACCAGAACGAAACTGAGAAAAGTCTAACTCTTCACCTTTGCCAAGTTTGTAGTTATTATACTCGCCCGCTGCAAGAGACTTGATCACTTTACCGTCTCTTTTGATATTTACTTTTGCGGATGTCTGTCCCAAAGTATCATCAATATCCCACACATTCAATGTACGAATTTCATTCTTATGAGTTTTCAAGTATGACTTAAGTTTCATTTTGACCAATTCTTTGTTGCGTTAAAGTTTGCTTGTGAGAATTCCAATCGATCTACAAGTTTAACTGCATTACCGATCTTATCAATAGCAACGAATCCTTCCGGTGCTGTTACCTTGAGTCCAGTGGAATCTGTTCGTAGATATGTTCCAACGGAATCTTGGACTTGCTGTAGTTTCTGCACAATCATATTTTTAGCACGAACCAGGAGATTTTGCAAGTCAAAAATCTTCTTTAGTTCATTTTTATTTGATTTGTAGAATTCCATAATGATCTTCTTTTCCATCTGGCGCTTTTGCTTCGTATCCGCTTTCTTTGCTTCCAGAATAGACTTGTTCAACTTTTCCTCTACGCTGGAAATAAGACCAGCGACATGAGATGTTGTATTTGTGATCTCTTTACCTTCACGAACCTTCAGGTTGTTCCAAGCCTTGATTGTAATTTTGTATGTATCGTTTGTAGCAATCTGATTCATTGTGCGAGGAGATATTGTTCTGAATATGCTACCTGCTTGTGATAGAATAGCGTTCAAAGCATCCGTCTCTTGCTTGGTAAATGTAGCAGTACCGGTGGCATCAACGAATGAAGCATCACGATACCAAACATTCTTTGATATCTTCATACCACCAATATCAGCTCCAAACGATGCTTTCATATCAGACATAGTATCACCGTTATATGTTGTGTGCCAAACAATACCCATCTTCGCAGATTTTATGGAAGTAGCCAGAGCAGTATTAGTAGGAACAGCATAAACAATAGTATTAGGCTGGAATGTAACATAAGAACTTCCCTCAATCTTCTCCGTCTTAAGATCAGCAGATGTAAACATCATATCACCCTGCATCACACCTTTAATGCCAAGTTCTGGCAAATAACGTAGAGCAATCTTTAGCTTTACATTCAGGCCTTCGCCAGGATGATTCTTATCAATATCAGCATTAGTGTAATTGAGTTTTGCGTTTTGAGCAAATACTCCTTTCGTACCAACAAAGAATTTGCCGTTCTCTGGATTGATACCAGCAAAGATGGCAGGTGCACCATCCCACTTTGTTGTTAAGTTCACCGACTTACCAGTAGCGTGACCAGCAAGCATATCACGAAGAGACTGTAGAAAGGATATTGCGCCTCTTGTTCCAGTAACTCCTCCATTGAGTACTTCGTCCTCCAAGTGTTCTAAGTGAAGGTTCTTACCTTCTTTTGATTCTGTTAGATAGTCTTGATAGTTGATCATTTTACAGCATTTCTATTTATTTTTTTGACGTTATTATTTACACGACTTGCATAAACGGCAAGTACACGTAGTCCAGGATATCCAATTGGAGATCCTAATCTTGTCTTATCATTTCTTATCAAGAACCAAACATCGCTTGGACTACCTTCAATGTCTGCCAAACTTCTTATGATTTCAGTAACGCTTATCGTTAGAGTATTACTCTTGCCATCAAATCTGAAATCTGACTTAGAGAAAGTCTTTTTAATAACAGCTCCATTGCCTGGTAATATATCAGAACCAAAAACAACGTTTGTTTTTTCCTCTTTGGTAGATTTTACAGCAAGATTTGGAACGATCTTATATATTTTGCCTTCTTTCTCTAGCTTAACGTCTCTTTTTTCCACAGCAGCATCTACATATTGTCTTGCTAACTGACCCCAATAGCTATCTGCTGATTCCCAATTTTCAGCATTATCTTTCTTCAAAGATATTGGAATAATTTTTTTACCAGATACTATATTAACATCCGACTTTTTGCGACCTGCTGTATCAGCACCAGCTCCTATTGCTTCTTTAACATCCAAAATTTTAAATGATTTGCCGCCTTCTTTAAATATTAATGTAATGCTTTTATTGTCAGAGTCTTTGATAGCATTGTTAATCTCTTTAACCATCATGACTTCGTTATCAACACCAGCAGACGCAGTGCCTTGTCTATTCTTTGGTTTTGCTGTCACAAGAAAATTATCGTCAATGACAAGATGACCAATACTAGAAAGATTAGTTGACTTATCATACTTAACCGCGTATTTGCCCTTAAATGCATTCTGTATCTTGGTTAGTGATGGAACTCTAACGCTAGTACTAGCAACAAGAATAGCAAACTTTGTAGAAGATAGTTCTTTCGTATCATGAAATCCCAACTTCTTCAGAGTTGATAATAGCTCATTTTTTGTAAGTTTCTGATCACTTTTTTTAACTGGCATTTTGAATTCTATTTCTTATGTAAGACAACATTCCCTCGGTCAGTTTCTTTTTTCTTTTTGGAAGTTTTGGTGTTTCAAGGCTTCCGGTAGCTTTTGTTCCGCCAAGGTGCTTACTCTTTCGAATTCTTGGTCTCAATCTAGAGATTGGTTCTCTATGTGCCTTTAAGAATTCTTTTGTAGTCATAACTTTAGCATCTTTACCAATTTCAGCAATGTGTGTCGCGCGCCCGTCTTCGGTTGCAAACTTACCATTACCTGTCAGTGCTTCTTCAGCAACATGATGGATCAGATCCGGATGTTTATTGTGGAGTTTTTGTACAATTTTATGGGCGCGTTCGTGGTTTCCGGCTTCCATATGTTTTCTGACATTTTGCAGGTGTTCTTCATTTTCAGGTGTATCAATCTTGCCTTTCTTTAAGGCATGGCTATAGATGGCATGAAACTCTGCAGGACTTGAAGACATAAGTTGTGAGTTGCCTGTCTTTTTGAAAGAGATGGCTTTAACACCTTTTGTACCTTTTTTCGATCTAATGATTAGAGCATCACCTTTCGACGTTGCTCCGGCTCCAGTCACACCTTTGCTCAGATAATGCTTAGATAGTTTAGGCTTTGCTTTGCCAGAATGTTCCATGGAATCACCATCTTTATAGTGATCAGAAAAGTCTGGATGGTTTCTCATCCCATGTACAGTGTGTGCAGCATCTCTTAAATTCTGATAATATGACTTTCTTGCACGTTCATGTGATTCTGAAGTTCCTACCTTTTTGTTATTGCCAGAAATCTTACCTGAAAACTCGTGGTCTTCAGCATTCTTGATGTGTAGGGGATGTTTACCTGTTTTATCATTTTCTGCTTTATCGATTTCAGCTAACGTACTATCAAGGTCGTGTTTACGTTTATCTTTTGCGCTCATTCCCGAAAAGTGATTCCATACCTTCTTTACAGCATGTTCTTCATTATGTTTGCCGTCTTTGTCGCTTGGCTTACGAATAGAGCTTAAAGGAATTTTAACAGTTCTTGTGCTACCAGAAGGTATAGCATGTATGTGAGTGACGCCATGTTTATCTATTTCTTTGCGCTTGACCGTAAGTCTTGTTCCTTTTGGAATACCGTCATGATCTTTTTCCAACTCATGGGTATCAGGCGCATGTCTGTCACCTTTAGGAAGATACGGATCAACATACTTTTCAATGTGTCGAGTCCCAACAGGTGATGCTGCCGTAGCGTTTAGTTTTGCTTCTGAAATAATTTTATATTCTCTAAATGTCAGGGTCATGTTATTCCTCATAGATAGATTTATGAGTATTTATCTACTCCACTTTCCGAGTGGACATTTTGCAAATGGTATGAAAGCCTTATATTCCATAAAGCATCCGCACTCCTTACATCGCGTAGATTCCTTATCATAGCGTTCACAGGAGTTACAGACTTCTAATCGTTCTTCTTTGACTATTCTTCTTTGTTCGAATGGGTTCATAATGCAAAAGGGCACCCGAAGGTGCCCACTTTCTTATCGATAACAGACGCGCTTTTTTACGATCCGATATTCGTCAATGTT